GTCTGTAATTTCACCCAGGTTACTACCGCCTGGCAATGCTTCAACGCTCGATCCACGGCCTTCTGCGCCTACTGGGAAGAAAAAGTCTTCGTTTGTGCTTAATGGATTGTATGTAGCATCCATCATGTTTTGTCCGCCACCAGTTTGTGTTGGTATACGACGTTGATGTACTTCATTTTTAATACGATCCACAAAGGCCATGGCCATGTGTGTAGGCATATTACCTACGTCAATTTTAAATACACGACGTTCCGGTGCACGTTGCACACGATAGATAATGATAGCGTCTTCTAATAGTTCTTTTTGTTTAAAGATTTTGAAAATGCTTTCTAAAATGCTAGTACCAAACGGCCAGTTAACATCTAAGCCTTCAGTTAAACTAATATGCACTACATGTTCTGCATCAAGTACTGCTTCGTTTTGTGCATGACTAAAGCGTGAACCACCACTATACGGTACGTTAGGTTGTACATACGAACCAGAGCCGCCGGACCCGCCTTGTTGCGGGTGATTGGTGTAGGTGTCGCTTGAACTTAATGCAGTAGCAGTTAAGTTTTGAAAGTTAAGATTGAGATTTTTAATTACATATTGCTCGGGCTCTTTGCCTTCTGCTTCATTAACAATAACTTTGATTACACTGCCCATTTCTGTCCAGTATAATTTAAATGTTTCCGGGTCACGTAGAAATACTTGATCGCCGTACTTTAATGTATTACGAACAAGTTTGAATAGACGTTTGTTTAATTGATTTAGATTAACCCATTGTAGTAACTGATCTTTAAGTAGTTTAATTTCGTTGTCTGTTGGTGTTTCTTTAAAGAATAAATCAAAGCCTGTGCCATTTTCTGTATTTGGTTGTGTGCAGAATTCTGCAATAATATCTAGTGCAGCATTAACTTCACTGTCCATATCCATGGATTCATATTGATTATAACGTTCAGTACGATTTGGATGGCCAATATACACTTCAGGCAATTGACTTTGATAGTTACGATAGCTTGGATCTGCTGAATTGTTAATTCCACTAATTGGACTTAGTTGTCCACCAGTGTTTGCAGTTCGGAAATGTTTTTTCCATGACATAGTTATATTCTCTTTACGATAGTGTATTTATAGCTTAATAGCTGTTCTGTAAAATTCCTGACGATATAGAATTATTTTTTTGCATTGTGGCTAAAATACTTTGTAACAGACTAATTTGTTGTTGTTCTGCCGGATTGGCACTAGCGACTGGTTTTTCCATTGCTTTTGCTTTGGCTGCCGCTGCGGCAGGATCAACAACAGCACCATACAACTTAGTCTGTTCGGCTGCTAAGTTTTGCGTCATTTGGCCGGCTACTGGTTTTGGAGCAGTTAATTGATTTGCACTAGAAGTTTTTATTTTAGCTCCCTGTGCTTTAATCATATCTTCTTTAACTCGCTCTGCCGCTGATGCGTAGTTTTCGGGTGAACCAGGGAAATATGATTCTTCTTCTGCTAGATATTTTTTAAAGTTTGGATGAGATCTAATTTGATCACCGGTTACACCTTTAAGAGTACCGCTAGCTGACGTGGCCGTCGTTGTAGCTTTGCCTAACTTTTCGCTACCCACATTACCAGCATAGTATTGATCATATATACCTTTGCCGGCGCCTACTACACCACCGATGCCTGCTCCTATTGCAGTACCAACTCCTGGTACTACAGAACCAATCATAGCACCATAACCTGCATACTTAGTAGCTGTACCAGCAACTCCCACAGCCTTACCAGTTTTTTCGTAGCCAGCTTCTGTTAACTTGTCTCCGCCATATTGAATTCCTGTTCCTACTGCAGCACCAACTACGCCAAGTCCTACACCTTTCAGCACTGTACTGGCACCACCAATTTTACTCAAGTATGAGCTAGCAGCACTACCGACTCCCCCTGTACCTTTAAACGCTTTAAATATCGAAGGTCCAAACTGTGTTAGAGCAGCAACAACTGAAAGAATTGGTCCTGCTAGTGAAAGGAATAATGATTTTAACGGATTTTCTTCAACTGCATTAGCTAACTTGCCTAATGCTTCTACTGCTAGCATTGCAGCTTTAAATGATTCTTCTAGTGCTGTGCTAAATGAATCTAAATGGGTTAATGCAAGTGCTTGCATTCTTATTGACATTTCTTGTTGTTGCGCCATTAGATCAACAGCTACTCCGCCTGCGCCTTTTGCTCCTGCGGCTTGTTCAGCAGCTATTTTAGCTCTTTCTTCTTCAGATTTCGCAAAAGTTGCTGTGTACTGAGTTGCTCTTAAATTTATAGCACTAGCTGCCTGTGCATCAGCACTAGTAGCCATAGCCATACCTTTGTTGGCCATTGCAGCATCATGAGTCGATTGCATTGTATCTTTTTGTAATCGAGCAGTTTGCTCTGCAGACAGTGAACCATCCTGTGCTGCTTTAAATGTTTTAGTATTAAACTCAGCAATGCCTCTATTAGTTGCTTGTGCTATAGCAAGGTCTTTGCTGATAACACTACCGTAAATCATATTTTCACGGAAAGCTCGTTGCTGATCCGCATTCATATTCATCATTGCATCATTAATTCGTGCTTGTTCGGTGGCTGATTTACCATCTAATATTTGTTGGAATGCCAATGTATCATTATCTTGGCGAAGTTTTTCTTGTTTAGATTTTGTATCTTCACCTGTTAGATCAGACAGCACCTTCATGTTTTTTGCATATTCTTGAGTCTGTGCTGCTATCTGTTCGTTTGATGCATTTAATTTTCTTGAAGGTCCGGCCATAATAGCCATTGTTGTTGCATAAGCATCGGCTTGTTCTTCTAAGCCCATACCCAGGGCAAACATTCCGTTACGTGCCGCGTCACCTCCTTTTTGCATAGCGGCAGCCATACGTTTACTACCTTCTGCTACACCGAGACCCGATCTTGCAAATGCATCTCTATTTTGAGTAACTGCTTTAGAGAATTGGTCTAATGTCATTCCAGCACTTAACGCAGTATCAGTCATACTGATCAAGCCACCGCTATATACTGCTCCTGCCGCTGACATTGATTGGAAACCAGCAATTAATTGTTTGGTTTGACCAAGCATAAATCCTATGCCGGCTTTAGCTAGTTCACTTAACCCAGTACTTGCGGCACCCAGTACTTCGCCAAAAATACCTGCAGCACGTCCTGCCATTCCAACTTTGCCGCCGGCACCTGCTGTTGCAGCACCAAATGATTTTAATGAATTTGCACTACCTTGATTGGCTGCGTTAACAAGATCAACACCAGCAGTCATCATTGATGTAGCTACGTCAAATGAGTCTCCACCACGCAATGCTGTAGTGGCTGCTCCGGTAAATGCTTTAGTTACGCCGGCGCCTATTGTTCCAGCTAAACTATACACACTATCTTTTAATGCAGCGTGCGCCTTATTACGAGCATTCATTGCTTCGAGATCAGCTTTAGCATCAAGTAGAGCTTGTTTTTTACTTTGATCTGATGTTTTGTTAACTTCGTTTCTTAGATTATCTAGTTGATCTGATAATTCTTCGGCGCTTACTTCACCTTTGTCGATGCTCTTTTTAAGATCATCCATGGATTTTTTAATGTCAACAGACGATTTTTTGAATGCGACATTAAATTTCTCAACGCCGCCCGCTAACTCTAATATTTTTTTCTTGGCTTCGACCCCAGAGAGATTCATTAATTTAGCAACATCTGCATACATCTCCATTTGAGCTCGTGCTTTATCCGATGCGTTAGCAAGTGCTTCAATCCTCTGGTCTAATTCTTTTTCATCCATGGTTTTAACCTATAAATATATAGTATATCAATTATATTTATAGGAAATAAAACCATGGCTCAAATCAATAACGCAAATCCGTTAGCTAAACACTTTCGCCAACCTGCGCTGTATATCAAGTTAACCAGTGAAGGACGTTTTTGGAAAGAAGGCTCATTAGAACTACCTGTAACAGGCGAACTTCCTGTATATCCAATGACCACCAGAGATGAAATTACATTACGCACACCAGATGCACTAATCAGTGGTACTAGTGTAGTCGATGTTATACAAAGTTGCTGTCCAAGTATTAAAAACGCTTGGGATATGCCCAGCGTTGATGTAGACACTACATTAATTGCTATCCGTATTGCTAGTTACGGTCCTACAATGGCTATTGGATCAACTTGTCCAAAATGCGGTACAGAACACGATTATGATGTAGACTTAACTGCTACGTTAGGTTCTGTATCAATGCCAGATTATTCAAAAACTGTTGAACTACCTGATGGATTATCTGTCAGCCTTAAACCATTAACCTATGCTCAAATTAGCAAATCTGGTAACACTGTGTTTGAAGAAGAAAAGTTAATTCAAACTCTAGCAGATCCAGATCTTGATGCAGAAGTTAGAAAAGTCAAATACACTGAACATATTAGTAAAATGGTCGAATTAAACATCGAAACCATAACTAATTGCACAGCCGCAATTACCACAGAAGACGGTAATGTTGTAACAGACACAAAATTTATTAGAGAATACTATACAAATTCTGAATCGACTGTGTTGCGCACAATACAACAGACAATCGAAGAATTAGCCAAAGCAATTAGTATTAAACCAGTTGATGTGGTATGTACTGAATGCTCAAACGAATTTAAATTAGCTATCGATTTTGACTATGCAAGTTTTTTCGCTCGAGGCTTTTGACCCTAGATAATGATGCCATCGTAGAATTGCTTGATTCCTACGATAAAGAGTCAAAAGCCTTCAGAGAAGAAGCATTACGTATGTGTTGGTATATGCGTGGTGGTTTAAGTTATGAAGATGCAATGTTTTTAACACAGCAAGAAAGAGATATTATCGGAAAGATTATTAAAGATAATATGGAAACGACCCAGAAGTCAGGGCTGCCTTTTTTTTAGTAAAACACTAATCTACATTTTTAAGTAAAGCAGATAAATAAACATATAGGAGATTTATATGTTTATTGAAAACAAATACAAGCGGTGGTATGATGCAATTGTCAGTAATGCACAATTGAGATCAACACCGCTTTCTTACAGTGAAAAACATCACATCATACCAAAATCAATCGGAGGACAAGATAGTAAAGATAATCTTGTTCATTTGTCAGGGCGCGAGCATTTTATATGCCATTGGTTGTTAATTAAAATAACAACAGGTAGCAATCGTGAAAAAATGATATATGCATTAAACGGAATGCAGCGTGTATCACGTACTCATCAACAAGAACGATATATTACTAAAATTACCAGTCGTGTATTTGCTAATCTTAAAGAAGAATTTAGTAGAATACATTCTGCACGACTTACAGGTCGCACCATGTCTACAGAACAAAAAGCTAAAATATCTGCAGCAGGAAAAGGAAGAATACAATCTCAAGAAACTATAGATAAACGCAGTGCATCTTGTACAGGTAAAAAAAGAACACTTGAACAAAAAGAACGTATGAGTATTGCTCAAAAAGGGAGAATAGCGAAAGAATATTCCCAAGAAGAAAAGAATATAATATCAGCAAAAATATCTGCAGCAAATAAAGGTAGAGTTATGTCTGATGAAACTAAAGTTAAACTTTCTGCGATTAATAAAGGAAAAAAGTTACCGCCAAAAAGCGAAGAAACAAAACAGAAGATGCGTAAACCAAAAACAGAAGCACATAAAAAAGCAATATCAGACGCACGTAAAGCCAAATATGCAATACCCGTACCAAAGTCATTATAAGAGCAAAAGACATTTAAGTACATTTAAAGAATGTCTATAGACATTCGCATTTCGCTTGCGCTCATGCCTTTTTTTCTAATCTAATTAATCTAATTTACTTTGATATGTACTGTAATGCTTTTGACTTTAAAACTGCTTCATCCAGATTATAGTCATACTTCACCCACTAAAGGCAAAGTAAAACAGAGCGACTTCATCCGAGTGCTTCATCATACTAACTAAAAGAGATTATATTCATTTACACGGAAGCGGTCGCC